CATTACTCTCCATAAACTTTGGTACCCCATGATGGAATCAAACCACCTTCTCAGCGTTCGTAGCACCGTATACTATTCATTGTACTAATGGGGCATTGGTACCTCGTGACAGAATCGAACTGCCGTGACTGCTGTGTAAAAGCAGAGTTCTACCATTAAACTAACGAGGCATATATTGGTCCGAGTGGCAGGATTCGAACCTGCGACCCTCTGGTCCCAAACCAGATGCGCTACCAGACTGCGCTACACTCGGATAAAAACTTGGTGCCCCATGACAGAATCGAACTGCCGTAACCTGATTACAAAACAGGTGTAATACCATTATACTAATAGGGCATGGTCCTCAGAACAAGAATCGAACTTGTAATAAACGCTTATCAAGCATACGTTATACCATTTAACTATCCGAGGAATTTGGTGCTGGCTAGTAGAATCGAACTACTTTCAATGGCTCTTCAGACCACCGCTATGACCACATCAGCTAAACCAGCAAATTCTTGGGGTGTCTAACGAGTATCGATCTCGTACTACAACTTTCACAGAGTTGGGTGCTACCACTACACCATAGACACCATAATTGGTAGGAGTACAGAGAATTGAACTCTGATTTGCTGGTTAAAAGCCAGCTACTTTACCATTAAGTTATACTCCCATAAGAGAACACACTAACCCACAATCATGGCAGATCATTACCAGCGGATTGCGATTTACTTAATGTGTTCACTTATGGCACCCGAAATAAGAATCGAACTTATACTAACAGAGTCAAAGTCTGTTGTGCTACCACTACACCACTCGGGAACATTTGGTACGCAAATTTTTAAAGAACAATGGGCACGATGGCCAAAACAAAAAACCCTCTAACTTTTCAGGTAGAGGGTTTTGGGAAATAAACTTTTAGTTTACACTTTACTTTCCAAAACCCCCTCGATCAAACGCATATGATACATTAATCTCTGGGCGTGTGCATGTCCAGCCACTTAAGAGTGGTAGATGCTTATTAAGCTGTCTGGATATGTTTAACGATTTCATAGATTGATTATACTACAGTTTTTGATTAAAGTAAAGCGAAATTTTAATAACCTTACATTTCGTAGGGTTATATAATATATAGGAAAATTATTTCAGATAACAGAAGTTACCAGAAACTATTTGACCATTTTGTTGTTGAAATGTTTTTTGTTCACAAACTTGCACTGGTTGTTGTTGATAAATCACTTGTGGTTGTTGAACAATAACTGGTTGTTGAATTACTACTGGTGGTGCTTCATACACGTAACGTGGGCGACCAAGTTCATAACCTACGATCCCACCAACTATTGCTGGAGCAACCCAATATCCACCACCTCGATAGTAGCCATGTGCAGTTGCACTTCCTGCAACTGCAAGAAACATTAAACTTAGAGCGATCTTTTTCATAGCATTAATTCCTATTGTTAGACCTATTATACTCTATTTATTAATTAAAGTCAAGTCTTTTTGACTTCAATATTGCATTTCTGTAAGAAATCCAAACCGAGAGTATCTCGGTATGATTCTCGATAGTAAACTTTAGTTATACCTGCTCCATGAATTAATTTAGCGCAGTGTATACAAGGAGCATGAGTGCAAAATAGACTACTGCCATTTCCGCTCTCCCCATCACGAGCCAACTTGAGTATAGCATTTGCTTCAGCATGAATAACCTCATCTTTCGTTACCAATTTATATGTTATCCACTCATCATGGAGTTTGTCGGTTTGTTCTCTCCAATCTCCATCATCACAATAGATCTTAGTTTCACATTCATTAGTCCAACCAGATGGCATTCCATTATAACCAATAGAGATAATACGATTATCTTTAACCACAACTGCACCAACATGCAATCGCTGTGCACTAGAAAGCTGAGCAAATCGTTCAGCTGTGTCCATAAATGCATCAATCCATTTTTGTTTCATCGGCCAAACCCAAAAGGACATTTCTTTTCAACTGGTGCTTTCACTTTTTTAACATTCCTGTAATTTCCTGCATTCATCTCAACACTGTATCTTTTAACGAAGTCTTCTCTACTTAAAAGATGATTTGTAATTTTTACTTTTTTGTCAGATAGTGGTATGATGTGGATTAATGGATCTCCCGCATTTAATTTAACGATACATTTCTTTTTAATAAAGACGCTTATGTTAGTTGTTTTTTGAGTTTTATAATCTATAACTGCTGGAAGTATATGCATATCATTAAGGTATGATGTGTTATTCCACATGCATTGATTCCAACTAAATTTTACTCCACTCTTTTCTTCAAAGAACCATGGAGAAATTAATTTTAATTGAGCACAATCAGGATATATTTCATAACCAGTTTGATCTCTACCATGGTATCCAACTTCAACATTAACTGTTGGTACAACATGTCCTGAGATATAAAATTTATTGTCATCAAGCATTTCTATCTGACAATCAAGCCATGAAGGAAATATAAAACCTTCTGCAAATAAATCTCTAAAACCATTGCAATGTTTTAAATTTAACTGATTAATAGTTAAATTAGAACTTGGATCTTGGTTTGCTTTTATCTTTTTATTGTTTGGAAGATTTTTCCACCAACTTGGTAAAAATTCTCGTGCTCTATCAATTTTGAAATTATTATAAACAATCTCATCTGCTGTAAAACAATCCACATTAATTGTGCTTGGTTTAATCCAAAACATTATTATACCTTTTCGAATCCCATATCTTTCATCATGTTCTGTAGCATATCGTCAACATTTTCATTAGTAAGAATTGCTGGATCTTCATTCAAACCACGCCAGCCTGAAATTTTGAACTTTGGTTTCTTACCATCAACAGTCCATTTCTTGCCATTCCAATGAGCAAATTTATAGAATGGCCAGTTGCCTTCTTCTTTTGTCTCATAGAAACCTACGTAATGGGGATTAGTTTCAACAGGATACCACTCAGTAACAGTGGCTTCATATTCTTCACGCTCACGATCAGCTTCTTCTTCAGCGACCCAATCTTCATGGCGACCAATTAGATCAGTGAAGTCTAACAGTTCATCTGGTAGATTTTCTAATGAATCGCGATCGCTAATGTCATATTCATAGAAGTCATCATAACCATCAGCAAAACGACCACAGAAACCCATCCCAGGCTCCCAATATATTGCTTCAACAGTATATCCGTTTTCTTCCATAAACTCATAGAGTGCTAATGGTGGTGACCAAGCAGAATCAAAAGATACCCAAATAGTATTATCATCTTGTCGTTCCCAGTCATGAATCATAGCATCCCATTTGGTACCCCAATTATTAACTGACCATTCATAATCCCACTCTCCACTTGGATTAGGATAAATGGTGTTGAATATTTGAATGTTATCGCTTTTAAGATTTGCTTCTATAGCATCAATCTTAGATTTATCTGGATGGGTAATTGTTAATGTATTGTCACACCAATTAGGCATAATATAAACTCCATAATTAAAGGTTTTTGATTTTGTTGATAACTTCCGCTGCTGCTTTCATTCCTTCTTTCTCCATCATATCATCAAACAATTCTTCTCTTGCTAGTTGGATATTGTTTAATACTATCATGGCTTCAGGTTCAGTCATAGAGTTGAGTATCATTTTGAACTCATCCTCTTCTAAACTTAAAAGGAATAAAATAAAGTCTCTGTCTTCGTCTTCAAGATGTCGCACTTTCTTTGGCTTTCTTCTCAACTGGTGGAATAAACCCAGCATCAGTTACCAATTTTCGTGTGATCTTTGGATATTTTTTATGTAGTGTCTGGTCTTTAACTGCAATCAAGACTTCTGCTTCAGTAGGATGACAACCTTCAAGCATAGAGATAAACAATCCCTCACGCTTTAGTTTTGTCAAATCTTCTCGACAGAAAACATATAATCTACGCATTTCGCTGAATAGATTAGTTGGTGTCATACCCAATGGTTCGGCTGCAGGTTTAAAAGGTGGTGTACCTTCAGGAAGAATCATTTTCTTTTCTTCAATAAATGCATATTCAAAAATTAATTTAAGAACAGCATCACCCTTATACCCATCAATACACTTTGGATCTTTTTGGATCTCCTCAAGCATTTGAGTTACATATTTACGCATATTAAAAGTCCTCTAGTTCATCTAACAATAAACGACATTTGTTTTCGATTAGATAATTCATAATCGCCATCTTATCACCTGTCGGTTTAGTATTTAGGTATGTGTCAATAATAGTTTTTGAAACATCTTCTGGAATAAAATCAAAGTCAACTAGAGTTGCGTTACGTTGCCAGTTGCGACGTTCCTCATCACTCTTACAAGCAATAAAACCATTATCAAAGAATTCTTGAAGACGTTTTGCGCTCATAGGTTTTTGACGTTCACCAACCATAAAAACATCGTCTTTGCTTAGAATGTTTGGCACTCCATCGCCAGCATCACCCTTTACGATATGTTCAATCTTATGTTCAATGATTTCTTGTTTAGTTGCAGTGATATATTTTTTCTGCATCGGAGACCATTGCTTGACATTTGGATATAGTTGTAATTGTTTAAAGTCTTTGTCAGAAGAAAGAATAAGAATCTTTTGAGACTCTTCAATCAAACCCTCTTGAACCAATTCATTTTCTTGTGCGTACTTTGTGAGAACAGCAACAATATCATCAGCTTCTGCGCGATCAACGTGAATAACTTTATATGGGAAATATGTAGCAAGGTCAGTTCGCATCTCTGATAATGTATCAAAGATCAATCCCCAGTCTAGATCAGATTTCTCACGATTGCTCTTGCGCATACCTTTGTAATATTCAAAGAATTCTTTGCGCCAGTATTTACGCCCATCACAACAGATAACTACATCACCATATTCTTTGCCATACTTTTTCTTATATGATTTAATTGTAGATAAAGTTACGTGACGAATGAGATTCTTAATCTCAGACTCAGTACCCTTCAACTCACGTTGGAATGTCAAAATGGCTGCAAGAGCAACCTGTGAATAATCAATTAGAATCATTATCTATCTTTCGGTTGTTGAGGAGGATCCCCACGTAATGTTTGAAAAATTGCATTACAATATCTACCATCACCACTCAAACTATTATTGAGTTCTGATTTAATTTCTGTTACCTCATGAGCAGTACATCCAGCAAGCAAAATAACTCTATTATTTTTAAGTTCAATTTCTGCTTGCTTATTTGAAGTTTCAGAAAAAAGTTTTATATTTCCACCAGAAAATTTACGTGGTTCATTAAAGAAATAATTTAGTATTGTGAAAACAGTTACATCAACATGGGGTTTATAGTAATCTGAATTCTCATAATATGATAACAAATGCGTTCTGCTATCACAATGATATAAAATTTTAAATAAAGAATTAAACTCAAGCAATTTATTTCTTACTTCAGGTTTTGAAAAATTAGCCATTGGATGGCTAATTAACGCAGAATGTCTCCAATCTTTATATACTTCTTCTAGAAATATACCTTTCTTAGATGTAGCAATTTCATTAGTTGACGTATCCCTCGCAGAAGCAAGTTTATCTGGACCATGCAAAATTGCTGGTTTAGTCAACCACTTTAACTCAAGCATAATTTCTTTGAGTTGTTCTTCAGTATAGAAGTTATCGATAACAACTGCATCAATACCGTCTTCTATATAATTAAATTCCATTAAAATGCTCCGAGGATAATAGTTTCCTCATTAATACGTCCATTTGGTTGAGAAGGTTTAGTCTTAAGAGTTTTTAAAGCATTAGTCAAAGCACGTTTACCCATAGCAAGTCCCTTAAAAAATTCCTCTGGTTTACGTAGCGTAAACGCTTTAGATTCTTTAATATCAAAGCCAATGATAGTAGTTCCTTTAACTGAGACAGTACCATTCTCTGCTCGATAAACACCAACACGACGATACTTAGTATTATAGAACCATACCTCACTAGAACCAATTATACCTGTTGGATTAACAGATTTCAAATTTAATTCAGCGAACTCTTTGAGGTACTTCATCTTTGCAACTTGCTTAGTTGGAGAAACTTCCTTGCGTTTACGTGGAGCACGATTGGCTTTTGCAGTCTGAACCATTTGTTGACAGTCAGAAATAATACCTTCAACAAACTCAGCGAACTTCTTGAGTTCACGTTTATTAAAATGCGAATAACCTTCTACCAGTTGTTCATCTTCGCCTTCAATCGCTTCTCTAATTTCTTTGGCAGTATCGACAAACAACTCTCCAATGCGTTTAGCAATCGGTCCAGCCACTTGATTCGCCAACAAATAATTCTTTGTTGAAAATTCTGATTTGCAACCACCGAGAACAAAGTCATCAATTGCACCTTCAATCTCGCCAGCCAAGTCATGAGCCTTTTCTTCCATTCTTTGTTGAATTGATATTACATTAGATGGGCTCGCTTCTTTTGCTGCTGCAGCATCTTTCTTATCTTGTTTGTCTTGAGATTTTTGACGCACTTTAATTTGGCTGAGTAACTTCTCAACACCTGCGTTATAATGATTTATCTCAGCTTGTTGTAGTTCAGATCCAAGATCAATTAGTCGAGCAAGGATACCTGGAGTACGGAAATGGTATTCATCAACTTTAAGAAGTTCTACCGCTACTTTCTTATCAATCTTAGCATAATGGCTGATGAACCACTTCTTTTTATCTTTATCATCTGTGTTAGAATTATAATAGTTCAGTGAATGCAGCAAGTCACGCATATAATTATCTTGTGAGAGTACTCGCTCATCACCTTTCATGAACGCTTCTGCTTTCGCAGTTGCTGCCCTACGTTTTGCTGTATTCACTGCCATGTTATATCCTTATTTTGAAGAGAATGAAAGACCTTGACCACTAACTACTGCACCGAGAATCAACGCTGCAGCCCAAGTATCAAAACTTAATACAATATTAAGTGATGGGAATAGTGTGTTCAAAGCCCAAATGGTGGCGCAA